ATATTCTACGTTTTGTTTAAGATAAAAAATAGGACATTTATTAATGAGACTTGGGGATCGTGTTAAACTAAGTTTGATTAATAAGACAACTGTAGGAATAATAACTTATTTAGATTCAGATAAAAACTATGGTGAAATAACAACCAAAACATTTGACAGTAAAAATTCTTCAAATCATACTATAGAACCAGAAGATTGGTTCGCCTTTGAATTTAGAATAGAAATAACAAATACAACTGAATTAGTATATGGTAAATTTGTAGAATCAGATACAAATAAAGACAATGAGTTTAAAATAACAGTGATTGAAGAGAATTTAGATGGAGATTTCTTTACAACAAAATACACAAATATATACAATAAAAATTTAGAATCAAATAGATTATACCACGTTATAACTACAAAAGAAAATAAGGAATTTGAACCGGGTACCATATTTGAAATAGTCTCTGTAGATAAAGAATCTGGTTTTATAACTTGTTACAATTATACTGCAAGAAAGAATCAAAGATTATTTCCGAATAAAATCCCGATATTTAATGAAGAAGTAACAATTAATGTTTCCAATGGCATATCAAAGAAGAACAACAATTATATTATCGATTTCTGTGAATTATTAGAAGATAGCGATAGCGACAGTGATAGCGATAGTGATAGTGATAGTGATAGCGATAGAGATTTACAGGTAGATACAACACAAACATTCTACATTAAAGGACAAATTCCAGAATCTGATAGAGAATTAACAGAAAATCAAAAGCGTGAAAAAATAACCAGTTCAATACGTGAAATGTTTAATGATACTTTGTCAAACAAGGACTTAATGATTCTGAATAATCATGTTTATAGTTCATTATACAATAAGTATGATCTGGAGAAAGATTGGGTTTCTCGACTCGAGATGTTTAGAAGTGGAGGATTAATACCAGTACTAAATAAACCCATCAAAGAAGATAGTATTAGTAGTGATGATGAAGACGAAGATGAATCAGAAATTGAGACAAATGATAAAAGTACGGATTATTATACGTTTATAGAAAATCAACTTAAACCACTTATTAGAAACGATAACAATGAATCGGGAAATACTTTAGCAATAAAGAATAAAACAAGGGGTATTTATTCCAAATCGAAAGAAGATGTTGTTTTAAACTCAGCATACTCATATCCGTACGACAATAATATTAGTAATCCAATTAATAATACTAAAGATATTGTTCATATAAAGGAATATATTGTTAAAGATACAAATCATGTATTAAAGACTTTACCACCTTCACCTGTAGTATTCTCTAATATTTATAAAATCATGGGGAATAAAATATTTTCACATTTTGATACATCTGCTGTAGATATTCACATTCGCTATTTGAATAAGATAAAGTTAGTAAAGGACAAAGTTCCAAATATTAAATTAGACACATTAACAATAAGAAATGATGAAAGATATAAAGAGATAAATAAAAAAACAAAACAAATTGATTTAGAAACTTGTGAAGTACCAAAATTGATCAAAGATTTGAAGAAATCAAACAAAGATATAACAAAATTAGTAGAAGAAGAGTTAAAAGATTTTGTATGGGATGACAATCAAGTATGGCCTCGCTCAGTTCTTTTTTCAAGATTAGAGGGCAAAAAGCAGATGAATAAAGAAGAATTATGTAAATTTATCAATTCAATGGAAGGTAGAGATGTTATTAATACAGCGGATTCATATATACAGGAGTATTACGATTCCTTTAAGAGCGTTGTTAATTTAAAGGAGTCAAAAAATAAACAAACAAATATATTTTCTGGAGTTTATAAACCACCTACACAATTATATGTAAATAATGAGGAAGAGACTCTATCAAAAACATTGTTAATGTGGCAGCAAGCGGATAAGATAGAAGACAGAGTATTAAGAAGTAAGAGAAAATTAGAGATATTAAATAGTGGAGAATATGTGCGTAATGCAGAATTTAATGGTGAGAATCCCTACTATTATATAGATATTTTTAATGGAAAGCCATGTTTTCCAAAGCATGTATTATTACAATTAGAAGCAGAGCTTTCGAGTCAAAAAAACGAGATAAAATTAAAGAAATGCTTATTTAATCAATGGGGAGAAGAAGAGATTGGAACTAATAATATAGTGAGTATTATAAATGGTGACATAATAGGTTCAACAAGCAATAATTATGATGTAATTGGTCACTCAACGATTAGTAATATAAAAAATATACCTCAAGAAAATGATAGTCATTTAGGTAGTGATTTAAATGTTTATACAAAGATTATTAAAAACGTTTTTATAGGAGGATTTATGAAAATATTAGAAAAATTAAATGCGCATTCACAATATAAAAGAGGTAATGTATTATCAATCGAAAATTATAAAGAACCGTCAAATACATTCTTTAAAAATTCTAATGAATGGAGAACATATGTTTCATTCTTTTCATTTGATGAAAATGAGTTAAGTTCTTCAAATATTCCAGACAAAATGGTAAAGAATTTGAGCAGATTTAGTTCAAAGTTAAAAAATACATACAAAGCATTAAAGGCCTATCCCAAGAGCAATGATATGTCAAATGAAAAATCAAAAAGAATTTTAAGAAAACTTGAAGCACGAGTAATTAGTGAAATTAAAGATACAAAGATAGAATTTGAGGAACAGATTACTGATATTGCAATATTATATTTGATATCATATATTTATTCCCATGTTACAATAAGTCATGAGGGTAAAATGAGCATTATTTTATCAATATTTCCTGTTAATAAAAAAACAAAGATAACTGAAGAAAATATTTTATTATATTCCAGAATAGAGTGGAATTATACAGGCGAATTAGAGAATAAATATAACTATTCTTACAAATCAAAATATGGAACTTTTAAAACGGTTGAATATTACAAGAATAGTAGTGGAAAAATGTCTGGTATTATCAAGTCTATACGCCCAATAGTACCAAATATAAAGTCAAAGACTACTAAACCTATAGATATTCCGAGCTATACAACGAATAAACCACACAAATTGGGAAAACAATGGGAAAAATATCATAAAAATATATTATCAATCAAAAAAATGGAATGGGCCGAAATATATGATGATAATATATCCAATGAGGAAGAGGATTTACAGTATAAATGTCTTGTGTTACAAGTATCAAATATTTTATTAAAGTCAAAACCAAATGATAAATTTGTTCTACCAAAATTATGGTCAATTCTAAGTGAAAAAGGTCAATTAGAAAAAATAAGAGGATGGTTGTCAGATGTTCATAATGTTTCTGACAATATTTCAAGTTTAAAAAACTATGATGAGTTTATAGAAGTTATAAGAAATGATTTAATCGATTTTAGAAAATTTGTTTCTACAAATACTATAACTTCTTGGAAGAATACATGGTTACATTTAGTACAACACTTGCTACATGAAATGGACACACTTGATTTAACTTTCCCAGACTATAGAAATATATTAGAATTAGTAATAAAATCTTTGATTGAAAATGAAGAAACAGTGTGTGGCCAGTCAATTATAATGACCCGTTCACGTGTAGAGAATGTTCATGCGATAGTGGAAGAAGATGAAGCTCAGGGTCATTTTGGAACAAATTCTGATAAATCTTCCCAAAAAATTACGCGTGAAGACATGAAACGTAATTTAGGAAGATATCGGGAGGGGCTTAGAACACAGTTTGATATAAAAACAGTATTGGATGCGACCGAAAATATATCAAACAATGAGCCACAGACAAATGATATAGTTGATGTAGATACTATGTTTGATAACGATTATTCTAATAATTTTGAAGATGAAGCTAATGATGATATCTAATTAAATGTCTTTATTCTGCTTCTTTTCTTCTAATTCTATTAATTTTGAATTAATAATTCCTCTAAAACCCGTAGAAAAGGCCATTACAAGCCACATTTGTGGCAAAGTATTACAAAGACGAATTAAAAGTAGGTATAATCCGGTTGATAGAAAAGTACCAATTCCAAGACAATTATACATACCATAACCTTGAATCATACCCTCGGTTATACATGTTAGTCCACATATCAACTGAAGAATAGATGAAACTGGGGTAACGGTACTTGATATTTTGATAACTTCACTATTTTTAGAGAAGATTTTCATAAATTTATTACTAATCATAAAATTTACAAACATCATACATAGTGAAATTGAAGTGCCGAATCTATATAGTGCATATTTAACTTGTTGCTTATTTGAATATCTTGGGATAATAATAGGACAAACCAATCCAAAAGAATATGTAAATATATATCCAATTTCAAATAACTGTATTTGTAAAACATGGGCGGCAGCAATATTGCCAGACAAATCTATTTGCTGTGCTTGCCTAAATCCGAATAAATAAACTAATGATAAACATACCGATCGAACTTGAACACTAAATCCTCTTTTAATAAGGGTCTTTATTAGTTTTGTGTCTATCAAAGAGAAATTTATGAGATTTTTGCGTATCATAGATGAATAAAATAGTGTAAATGAAACAAGCTCAGAAATAACTGTACCAAGAGCAATGCCTTGAACACCCATTTTTAACATAAGAATTGGATCTAAAACCATATTCACTATTTGAGAACAAAGGTTGATTTTAATTGGAGTATTGATGTCCTTTTGTCCTCTCATTGAAGCAAATGCAAGTGAATTTAATAATGCCAAACCTAAGCTTAATATTCTTATTTCTAAATATTGTATTGCATATTTGTAAGATTTGGCACTAGATGGTATAATGGCACTTGTTATAGAATCTTTAAATATGAATACACCGGTGCTTAAAAATAAACCAATTAAACCAACTAAGAAAACACTGGTTGATATAATCGATATTACCTTATCATTATCACCTATTGCATGATATTTTGAAATTATTGGAATAATTACTGTCGGAGCAAATGATGAAACTAAAAACATTGAATTAAATATCCGGTCTGACGTACCTTGTCCAGCTAAAATTGCATCATTATTTAGTTTAGATATCCAGAATGTATCAACTGCTCCAACAAGTGGATTCATAACATAGTTCAACACTGTACCTTTGGTTAGATTTAAAAGTTCTTTATTTGTAACAATATTTGGAGATTTGTTTTTAAGCATATTCTTTATATAAGATACTGGAATTTTTAATGACAGCATTGATTTAGATATATATAATAAGATAAGTTTAAACATACATTAATATGAGAGTGCTTATTCTTTTATTGTCAATGGTATTTAGTCGCGCTTTTTCTCTCAAAATGGGAACATGGTTACCGATTGGCTCAAAAGTATCATTACCAAATAAATCTAGATTAAAAATCGCAAATAAGAATTATGTTGTTTGGAATAACCCAAAAACTTTGAAATGGTCATTATTAAAAGATGCATGCCCTCATAGATTAGCACCATTATCACAAGGACGAATTGATAGTCAAACGGGTTGTATTGAATGTCCGTATCATGGCTGGCAATTTACAGAAGATGGAAATTGTACTAAAATTCCACAATCGAAGAGTAATGAACAAGGTAAAGATGTAGAATCTATGAATATAATGGAAACAGGAGATTTGTTATGGGGTGAATTTGATATAGAGGGGGCAGATTTCAATACTAAACCAGACATTCTTTTCCCACAATTAAAAAATACAAGTAATGTTCTCTCAAGAGAACTTCCTTATTCTTTTGATTTTATGGTAGAAAATTTTATGGATCCTGCGCATATTCCATTTGCGCATCATGGCTTACAGGGTGTTCGTTCAGATGGAATCGATATACCAATGAAGATTTTAACTTCAAAGGGAAATTCTAAACAATTAGAGATTCATTTTGTAGACAGAATTATGGGAAAAATGCGTACTGGGATCGTATCATTTACGAGTCCAGTATATTATCATTTTAGAACTCTCGATTCAAACAATGAATTCAACGCCCAATTATTCGCACTAATGACACCCGTTTCAAGTGGAGTTACCAGATTACATTTAATATTTCCTAGTGACGGTTTGCCAAGTAAAATGCCAGCATGGATTACTCATTATTTTGGTAATAAATTCTTAGAAACCGATGTGTGGTTACATAATTGTGAAATAGAGGTGGCAAAGGATATGAAAGATAAGAACATATCCCTCTTAGAAACTTATTGTACACCAACTACATCAGATATTGGTCCCGTTATATGGAGAAAATGGTGGCAAAAACATATGAGTCATATTCCAATATTTTCTAATAAACATGACACAAATATTGTAGAAATGAGTCCGAGACAACAAAGAGATAGGACATCACATATAGAAACCTGTAAACATTGTCAACAAGCTTTACAAAATTCCAAAAGACTTAAGAAACTATCATATATATCATTACTTTTGATTTCAAGATTTCCAATCTATTCTGCTATATTTTTTACGGTATCAAGAGGGATATCATCTAAAATAGATAAGATGGTAATTGGAGAATAAAGATCATAAGATTGAAATCAAATCACAGATATCAAAATATTGTTATAATTTAATATTCAATGGCTTCCGATTTATTAAGAATAAGACACGAATATTCAGAAGAATCGGAACAAAGACAATTTTTCTTAAGTAATCTTTCACAACAATTTCGTAGTTATTATATTGGAAAGGGAAGTTCAACTGCTCAATATTATGAGCATTGGGAAACGCCGGATAGTGATAATGATACAAAAGCGTTACTAATAGACCCAGATATTTCTGATCCAAATGCACAAACAAATTATTTTCAAGATAATGATGATGAAATGCTTAAAGGATATTATATTGCACAGAAAGCAACATCTGTAGGTGTATTGACATATTTTTCTACGCCCAATTTTGAATTAATTCTTGATTACTCATCTGTAGCTACAGACAGCCCCTTGATACCACATATTATTGAAGCTAAAAATATCATAGAAAGTATTATATTACGTACCCCATACGCTCAAAGTCCAATAACAATTACTGAATCAGTTATGAATGAACCTCAAAATGTGCTTGGTTCGGCAGATTGGAATAATAGGGCTATTATTATAAATTCACTGAATACAAATATTAGTGTACCATACTCTCTTAACGATATACCAAAAAATATCAATGTATTAGTTCTTGTACATGAAATAATACATATATTGGGTGTTGGGACCGATCCAGTCTGGACTTCAAATATTAACAATTACTTTTATACTGGTGAGAATGGGTTAAGAGAATATAAACAGCTTCTGAGTGATGCTGGCTATAATATAATTGGCATATCTGGTGTACCAGTTGAAAATCATTTTGGTAGTGGAACACAATATTCTCATTTTGAAGAAGGTTTATTCGAAAATATGACCCTTGAAACAAGACGAGACAGTAATAATGTATTACATCCAACAATTCCAACTGAAATAATGACCGGATTTTTAGACGATGATGGTGGTAGTGTTAATGGAAATTATATTACCAGAATGACACTCGGTATTTTAGAAGATATTGGATATGTTGTTGATTATGAATCAGAACATTGTGTTAATACTACAACATATCAACTATAAAACTTAAGGCTTATATTGGAATATATAGTATAAAATGTATAAGAATTTCTTTCTATTTTGTTTGTTAGATATTAGTTCTGCTCTTGTTAAAACATGTTCACAAATACCATTACAAATCTTAAAGGGTGAAAAAGGAATGCTATTTAGAGATAGCATTATCGGAACTGGAATTTCTCCATCGAATGGAGATGAAATAGAGGTTCATTATAAAGGTTGGTATTATTCACCCAATTCTACTTTTGGTGTAAAATTCGATGATTCAAGATCGCGCAATATAGACAGGGGTTTACTATTTGAATATGGTACAACTCCTATAATTTTGGGCTGGAAACTTGGATTAAAAACAATGAAACAGGGTGGCAAAAGAACGATTATACTGCCTCCATCACTAGGATATGGGAATAAAACCGCACATTCTGATAATAGACTATCTATTCCTGCTAATTCGGAATTATTGTTTGAAATTGAACTTATTCATGTTAATAATAATATTTTCCGTAAGTTAAGGAGAAAAATACATGACTTAATTAGACCAAATGGTATAGACTACTTATAAAGCTTAAGCTTTCAAATATAAAATATAATATAAGATTCATCTAAATGAGTGCTATCACCGAATATGATAGATACATTACGCGTAGGGGATATACAATTAAGAAAGATAGTCTAAATCAAATAGAAGAAAGAAAGATTCGTAAAGAATTACACGTACAACCTTTTGAGAAACAAAAGTATATGATGGAAAAATTTGGAACTTTACCTCCAAGTTTTAAAGTCTATTTAGAAAGTGCCAATAAACTATACATTCCCAGATATTATGGCATTGATAACTTTGGTCCCGCTATAGATAAGATAGGAGATGTTGGCAATAATATTAATCTTAAATTTAAAGGTGAATTAAGGGACTATCAAGTAGATATTATGGATAAATTTATGAAATTATTCAAAAAAAATAAAGGTGGCATTCTCAATCTAAAAACCGGAGGTGGAAAAACGGCACTCGCACTATATATCATTTCAATAATGAAAAAGAAAACACTTGTCGTAGTTCATAAAGAATTTCTTATGAATCAATGGATAGAGCGTATTCGTCAATTTCTTCCTAATGCGAGAATAGGAATTATTCAAGCAAACAAGGTACAAGTTGATAATTGTGATATTGTAATTGGAATGCTACAGTCCATTTCACAGAGAAATTATCCAGAAAATATTTTTGATAGTTTTGGATTGAATATTCTTGATGAAATCCACAACTTTGCAAGTAATTGCTATAGTAGAGCTTTCCCAAAAATTTCAACACAATATAATTTGGGTCTCAGTGCAACAGTTGAAAGGAAAGATAACATGGAAAGAATATTGTCATGGCACATAGGGCCGGTGTTTTCACCAACTGGTAATTCAAATAATTTTGGGGAAGTTAATTGTTATATGTTGCCATTTAGTGATCCAAATTATCAACAAACATTCTATAATTTTAAAGGTAATGCCAATATGCCTAAAATGATTAATAGAATGGTCGAATCGCCAAATAGAGAAAAGGTTATAATTGATTTATTAAAACACTTTTCATCAGTTGGTAGAAAGACATTAGTATTGAGTGAAAGACGAAGACAAGTAGAATCTTTACAGAAAAAATTAGATGAAATGGGGATATCAAATGGATTGTGTATTGGGGGAATAAAGCAAAAAGAACTTGACGATATTATTAAGAGAGATGTGTTGCTAGCTACATATAGTTATGTACAAGAAGCATTTGACGTCCCAGAATTGAACACTTTGATATTTGCTACACCAAAAAGTGATATTATCCAAGCTTCGGGTAGAATCCTAAGACAAACTCCTGAAAATAGAAAATATATACCAGTAATAGTTGATATTGTTGACTCTACGCCTGGAATGATAAAGAAATCAAATGTTAGAAAGAAATACTACAATAAGTCTAATTTTACTATAAAAGATGTTAAAAACACTAAGGATATAATTATTCATACATCGAAAAGTTAAAAAAGTAGATATTATACCTTAATGATTACCTATATAAAATGCGAGTACATAAAGTGCTCGTATTTCTTTTAAATCTTTCGAGAGCTTTTGTAAATATTAGAGTGTATAAAAATCCATATAAACTTGTTCTACAAAATTCATGTAAAAACGACGACTGTATAAATACTTGCGATTGTTCTTGTGATTGTTGTTGCGAATGCCGTGATGAATGTTGTAATGATACAATCGATAATAACTATGAATATGCCAAAGAATATTATCAATATCTTAATGAATACAACAAATTTGAAGATAAAGAATTGAATTTTCTAAAAAGTAACAAAGATAATTCTAAAATCGATTATATCGAATTTGCTAAGAAAAGACATGACAAATATGAGACTTTTGAAACAAATTTTAAACTTATCTCAGATTATAATCAGAATGGAGATGAAAGTTGTGTACTCGAATTAAATAAATTTACGGATGAGGTAGATATTTCGGTGATTCCAAATGATTTAATGTTAATAGATGAACCATTAAAACATAGTAAATTTTCACTTGAAAAAAAGATAAGAGCACTTACCAAATTTATATTGAATCCATTCCGATTTTTCAATAAATACAAAAATTTACCAGAAAAATTAGTTTGGGATGAAAATGTATTATCTGAAGTTAAAAATCAAGGGAATTGTGGTTCATGTTGGGCATTTTCTTCTACCTCCGCCATTGAATCGCATATGCGAATCAATAATTATACTGTAAATAGACTATCTGAACAACAACTAGTAGATTGCTCAAAAGAAAATTACGGATGTGGAGGGGGTTTAATGCATTTAGCTTTTGATTATTGTATACAAAACAAGGGTTTAGTATCAAATGACGATTATACTTATGTTGCTGAAGGACAACTATGTGCAATAGATTGTAATGATCAATGTTTACCGGGAAACCATTCCTTTAATGGCGAATACTATCTTAATGTTATTGGTTCAAATATATCAAGTTATGAGTATATTTTACCAAGATCGATGTTAGATATTATGGCTTCACTTCAAAACGGACCTATTGCAATCGCGTTGGACGCCAGTTCATTCATCTTTAGATTTTATAAAAATGGAGTAATTGATATTCCATCCAGAATGTCGGAACAAATAAATCATGCTGTATTGCTAACCGGATATGATAGAGATGAAAATGGCACCTATTGGATAATTCAAAATAGTTGGGGTAAAGATTGGGGCGATAATGGTTTTGTCAAGTTAAGAGCAAGAGATGGCGATGGGGTTTTATTATCACAAGTATATGGCGTTTATCCTAAGTATAAATAAGAATTTATATTTATAAATGAGAATGAATTTTCTGAAGCGAAATATAAATTGGGTTTGTCATCATACTCATTTGGATAAGTCAAATATCATAAGTCGTGATTTATTAGACCAATCTCAAAAACATATGAAAGCCAAATGGCACATCATGGATGATATAAAAAAAACTTATACAAAACAAAGTCTTTCTCATAGAATTAATCAATCAATACAAACAATCGTTTCTCAGAACTGTAGATATATTAGAACATTTGTAGATGTAGATAAAATTGTTGGTCTGATGTGTGTTGAAGAAACTGAAAAGCGAAAGAGAGAATGGAAATACAGAGGTGTACATATACAAACTGCTACACAACCTCTACAAGGAATTGTGGGTTGTGATGAAAACTTAAAATTATTTGAAAAAGCAACCAAAATTACAGATATTGTTGGTTGTTTACCATCGAGAGATTATGATAATTTCGATGAGCATTTAGACATTGCATTCTCAACAGCAAAAAGACTTGGAAAACCAATTGAAGCTCATTTAGACCAACTTAATATTCCAATTGAAAATGAAACAGAAAGATTTTGTGATTTTGTTGAAAAATATGAATATCAGGGTAAAGCTCGCTCGATTCATTCAATTAGTTTAGCATGTCAACCTATAGAAAAACAAAAAGAAATAGCTATCAGGTTAAAACAACTTAACATCGGGGTTGTTGTATGCCCAAGCGCAGCTATATCAATGACACAACATAGCAATTATAACGCACCAATACATAATTCTATTGCACCAATTAAAATTCTACATGAAGCAGGTGTTAATGTTGGGTTAGGTATTGATAATATTAATGACTTATTTATGCCATTATGTGACGGAAATCTTAATTTTGAATTAAGATTATTAGCCGAAGCTAGTCGCATTTATGATATAGAAATTTTGGAAAAAATTGCTGAAAATAACATGGGATTTCGTGACTAAATTATTGCTTTTTTCCTCGGAATAAACCACAAATGATTCGCTTCATCTGGCATCCATCGATAAGGACTTCCGCAAAATGGTTTAATTGCAGATTTTCTATATAAATTTACAACATTTCTACAAGGACTTTCACTAATATTATATCCATTCAATTCTATTAGTAACTTTTCCTCTTTCTTTATTTGTTGGGCAATAATAGTTTTATTGATTGGACATTCTTTTGAATTTCTTTTCAACCAAAATGGCAATGCTTTGTTTGTACTTGGAACAAGAATTCCATCGATTCTTCTCATTGAAGCCAAATTAGTAATATCTTTCCAAGTTTTTGAACCAAATCCCTTTCTTTTATCAGAACAACAAATCCATAATAATTCCCATGTAATTGCAATTTTTCCGTTTGAACTTTTGAATTGGTGCTCCACTATAATACTTGAACATACTGTTCTATTATTATTCTGACATGTAACAACAAATGTCCTATATGTTTTACTATCTATGCCTCTAAATAACTTATTTATCTCATCTTTATGATTAGACCCAAATGTATATAGCAAATTAGATAAACTATCGTTAACTATTTTTTTTGGAGTTTGATTATGTATTATACGAATCAAATTGTTACAAGACAAGATACATAACATTTTTCGAAATTCATCTAACGTTTGTAATTTTTTGGGAGACAAGATTAAATTGTTAATCTCTAATAAAACTGTTTCTAACACATCCTCCTCAATATCATTATGTATAGCAATATCATTTGCTACTTTTTCAGAGGAAACACTTAGTAATAAGTGCTTTTTCATCTTTCTAATTTCAATAATTAACATTACAATCATTTTTTAAAAGGATTTACAACAATATAAACACATATGTATGAGTGATTTACCATTGGATATTGTTAATAAAATCATGTCGTACTTACCAATTTTAGATGAGAAGACTATAACACTTAATCAAAATATTAGAAAAGCATCTAAAATTCTTAAATTGATTGATAATTATGCCGATTACTTCAACACGTCTCCAAACAAAAAACCATCAAAAGCATTCATATGCTGTGCTACATCTTGGATATACAATGATTTGTCATACTTTTTAAATCAATGTAATAGTCCTTCAGAAATAATGGTTCAATCTTACCAAGACATTTTGTATAAAGTATCAAAAAAACGAATTACCACTTTCGATGAATTAGAAGAATATGAAAGCAAACAATACGAAACTATAACCAATTTACTATTCAATCATATAACATATATGAGCGAAGATGAAATAGATGAGTTTATCCTTTATTGTACCAATATTTATAATTTATAGACCTTGAACAAAAGATATTTGATTCTTTAACTTTTCTATCTCCTTTTTAGCTTCAGATAATTCCAATTCTGTAGCTACAAGCTGTGCTTTTTTATTATTTAGTCTTCTTTCTAAGTTACTACATTCACCTATAGCAAATCCCTCTTTAATACCATCGGGAGTTTCTTCAGACAAGTTCTTCAAAAGAGATGTCGTATAATCAAGCGGTACTAAATCATCGTTTTCGTCACAATCACAAGAATCATCTTTCTGTTCAGTTTTTTTTAATCCTGAAATCTTATTACCAAGAGATTGTTTATCTTTTTGAGCTAACAAATTTGATTGGTTTGATTCATTATTCGTATGATATAAACAATATGTTATAGAAAGAACAGATGATATCACCAATAGATTGATGATAGAATTCATTAATATTATATGATATTATTTAACACATTGAACAATAAAACCTTACATTATATGCGTAAATACACATATTCTATTAATAAGACAGAAATATAATGTTTTTAGGTCAAGTTCCATTTTACTGTAGATTTTGTAAAAATGAATGTGTTGAAGATATATGGAGCACAGATGGAACATGTTATGTTCAATATAAAAAGAGATGGTTCAAAGCCGTATATGATGGATATGGTGAATATGTTCTTAAAAAAACAAATGAAACCATCGTTTCTGATAAAGCTATCTGTATTCGCTGTTATAAAGCTTTGAAGAAGAAAATTGATTAATTATGTATACGATTCTAAATCTGATTCAATCCTGCCCAATATATTATAAAATCTGTTTTCATTCGTCATTGGATTAAGAAGATCTCTAAAATTAATAAAATTATTTTCTGAATATTCGGATTCTGATTCCGAATCAGGTTCTAATCCTAGCTCTGGTGTTGAGCTTCGCATAAGCATTCTTTCTTGTTTTAAATGTCTTAAAAACCAATCCAATGAAATAGTCGCCTTTAAATCATTCTTTAATCTCATAAACAATGTTAAAACCATTTTTTCCGGTGACCATGCGGGATTCCAGTCTTTATGAAATATGTTATTTTCTCGAATAATGCCGTTTGTAAGACAACTATATATGTCCAAGTTTATTGGAGAATAACAAAAAAGCTCCCAAATCAAGGGATGAAATGGATAACTTCTTGGAACTCTTGCTGTTATTGTAAATCTTATTTCTATTTTTAAATAAGACATTATTATTCGATTCACATCCGATGGAATTTCATAAATTCCAGAAAAATCGTAAGGATTGTAAATAAGCATAGTATCAAAATAAACTTCACC